TAGCATTTGCAGCCTGAACATTTGCTCCACCTATTGTTACTGTACCACCAATACTTGTATTACTTGCTACTGTTAATGTGCTTGCAAGATTTACTGCACCTCCTACTGATAAAGCACCACCTATTGATGCAGCTCCTGCAATAGTAGTTGTACCACCTATATTAACATTACCAGAAACAGACACACTATCTTTAAATGTTCCTGCTCCAGCTACTGTTACAGTTGAATTAAATCCTGCTGCTCCGTTTACACTTAATGTGCTTTGTAAATGTGTAGCACCTTGTATAGTTGCAGTTGAAGATACATTTAATGTACCACCAACTACAGCATTTGAAACTGATATATTACCTGTAATAGGTATACCTGTAATATTTGTACCATCACCATAAAATGCAGAGGCACAAACTTTAGAGCTAACATGTACGTCACCTTTTACAGTTACATTACCTCCAAGACTTACATTACCTGCTACATCTAACGTACCACCTACAGAGGCATTACCTGAAACTCTAATAGCTCCTAAGAATCCTGCTGTACCTGATACAGTTGCTGTGCTTAACATATTTACAGCACCACCTATAGATACTGTAGATGCTAATGATACAGCACCGGCAACTGTTACAGTGCCACCAAAGTTTGAATTACCACTAACTGATATATCATCATCAAAAGTTACTGCATCACCAAATGTTTTATTTGTTAATGTATCTGTTGTAGATGTACCAACTAATGTTGCTGCACTTGTTGGCAGTGTAATTGTTATATTACCACTAAAAGAAGAATGTGGTGGAGCTTGTAAAGCTGCATAGTGTGCGTTACCAGATTCACAATATAGTTTTATATTAGATTGTGTGCCTGTATTTTTAACTACAACTTCACCACCAGAGACCATAATATTACCACCAATAGTAACATTACCACCTACAGTTACATTATTAGTAACTATTAAACTTGATACAGATACATCACCTGTAAATACTAAACCTGTTAAATTAGAACCATCACCATGAAAAGCACTAGCACAAACTTTATTTGCAACTGCTAATCCACCTGCTACAGAAGCATCACCTGATACTCCAAAGGTTTGTCCTACAAATAATGTACCATTTACTTGTGCAGCACTGGTAGCTAATTGTAAAGCTGTGGCACTACCATCACCATCTTGTATAGTTACTAAAGAACCTGTAATACCAGTATTAGTAGAAACACCTATTTTTAATAGTTGCTTATACGTATTATTTATTAATCTTCCTGTTAGTGTTGTCATATTGTATCCCAATCTCTACCAATTTGTGTTGAGTCATCATTCCAAGTTATGTCTGTTGTATTCCATATAGCATTTCTACCACCATCATCAGGTCTAGCATTTCTTATTGCTGGGTCCTCTCTAACATCTGGAACTCTATTTTGTGGATGATTATGTAAATCATAACGACCATCAAAACATGTAGGACATCTTAATGTGTTATAGCTAGTTAATCTCATTACTCGTAATGGATAAACAAAACTACATTCATCACACATTGCCTTTGCTCTTTTTTCAGTAGCCATTAAATAATTCTTAGTTTAGGTTTAAAAAATATACTTGCTCTTTCTTTATCTTCTTCCATTGCTCTTTGTAGTAATTCTTCATAATTACCTTTTAACAATGCTAATCTTTCACTAGGTATACCTGGTCTTTTTAATCCCATATAATATGCAAGACCTGCAGTAAGGCAAGGTAAAAATCTTACTGGAGCATCTGCGTTTTGTTCAAATGATTTATTGGTATCTTGTACTTGACGTATTAATTCTACCTGTAGAAGACCAGTTGCATCTGGCACAGGGTATAAGAATATTTTGGGATTAGCTAAATTTCTTTTTACAGTATATTGTGTAGGTCTGCCTGTTTGAAATTTATTAGGTATAATATGATATTCTTCAAAAGACTTTCTTTCTAATTTAGTTTCTGCTGATGTGCTATTTGGTTGAAAGGTTACAACTAAAGCATCTATAGCTGATGAAGCTAAATCATATGTAGTAACACTAGATGATACTGTTACTGTTGTTGTATCTGTATTCCATAACAATACACCTCTGTTCTGCCAATCATTTAGCATTAAGTTAATAGAACGTCTAGCAGATTGTGGCTCATGACCTAGTGTTTCTTCACTACCAATCATTTCCATTGCTTCTTGAATTACTTCATCTATATCTAAATTAAAATTATATGTTCCTGATTGTGCCATTATACTTTTCTTGATTCCTTTAATTGTTTCTTAGCTGCTTTTGCTAATCTTGATTGTTCTGGTTTACCACCAAACTTTGCTCTTTGTTCTAATACAGTTAATATCTGTATCTTTCTAGCATATGGTTTTTTAATTCTTTTTACTTTTGCTATAGTCTTTTTAGCATCTGCTACAGTAGCATATTTAATACTAACTGTATCCTTTGGATTCTCATCTGTATATAATCTACGACCAGAACCTTTAGGCTTTTTTCCTGTTCCTACTTTTGGGTCTCTTTTTTTCGTTTTGCTTGACATATTTTTTTACAATCTCTGACTGCCTCTTATGTAGTCGAGAAGCCTTTTCTAATTGTTTAGATACTTTTTTTAATTTTCTTACCATGTTATATTCTTGTTGTTGTTTTTTAAATACAAATAATGTTTGATTATTCATAACACACCTCCTAATTAAAGTTAGTGCGTTTCTTCGGTTACCCTACTTCCAACTCAATGAGTCAAACGAATTATATTTTATTTTTTATCCATCTATATGCAGCATAAACACCTAAACCAAGTATAATATAAAGTATACCATCAAACCAAGATATATTATGTATTGTATTAATTAACTCAGGTGTTATGTTCATGATTTCTTTTTCTTCTTAAATGTTCTTACATTTGTAGGTTTACCACCTACTCCTTGTGCCTTTGCTCTTTTTCTTTTAACAGCACTTGTTATTTGTGACTTAGTCATCTTTCTAGCTGTTGCTCTTGGTACACATTTAGGATATTTTCTTTTACTGCCTTTTGTAGATGCTCTACCACAAGATTGAAACTTACCTTTTTTCTTGGGTGCTCCTATGTCTACCCAATCACCTTTTGGTCCTTTGCCAAACCATGCTGTAAGTCCACCTTTAGGTTTAGCCATGATTAACTCCTATATCCACCACCACGTTTTTTATAAGTACGTACTAACCATGCATTAGCATATGCACTTGGATAAACGTCAAACTTTCTTTTAGCTTCAGCTTTTACTCTAGCGTATAAAGAAGGGTTAGTAGGTTTAGCACCACTCTTCTTTTTTGTAGTTTTTCTTTTAACAGCCATTATGGTCTTCTTGCATTTCTACGTGCAGCCATACCAGATAATACTACCTTACCAGCTTTCTTTTTAACTAAACCACCAGCTTTAGCACCATATTTAGTTTTCATTCCCATAGTACCTTTAGCTGCATATTTAGTCTTCATAGGTGTACCACCTGCTTTAGCTGCATATTTACTTTTCATTTTTCCTGGCATTTTTTTTCTCCTTATATAAGTTGTTAAATGTTATTTCAGGGTCAGTATAACTATCATGTATCTCTGCTGCATGTATGTGCTGACTTGGTCTAAAATCAGGTGCACCTTCACCAGTTACCCATAAAGCAGGACTTGTTACTCTAACTCTATTATTAGGTAAAGCTACTATATTACCTGTCCACTTTCCTGCATCTATTAGTTGTATTACATGATTTTGTTTATGTTGTGCAGGACAATCACTAATATCACTATCAGTAAAATCAACAGTAAACATGTAACGACCTTTATAAAATTCGTTATCTATTTTACAAAACCAAGGACTTGCTGTTAATAAATCAAGTTTAACTACACTATGTGTTCTTGATGAACAATCCCAAGGCTGTGCTAAATGTGTGTCCATTCTTTCTGGTACTTCATCTAATATTTCATCTGCTATTAATGCTGTGATTGGCATTCTTGCCCACATTGCACCACCATGAATATTAGGTTCATCTTCTATTCCAGTGAACATCACTTGAAAACTTAAACATCTATCTGGTATTGTATTAACTGCAAAAGCAATTCCATGTAACAATTCACCATGATAATCTAGATGATTATGTGTAAACTCTTTTCTAACCCAACATTTAAAATGTGGGATATTACTAATTAAATATGACAGTTAGCATCTCCATCTACGTCTTGCTTGTCTTAATCTTGAGTTAGGATTCTTTGCTGCTTTTGGAAACTTTTTCATTTGTCCTGCAGACCTAGCACAAAAACTCTTTCTTCTTGCTGCTCTTTTACCTGTTGGATTTTTTTCAGTAACAGCAGTTTGTAATTTACTTCCTGGATTTTGTCTTCTATATTTAGCTACACCTTTAGCTGTAAGACCGGCTCCTTGTTTAGTGGGTCTCTTATCACCACTCTTAATCGACATGCCTTTCATGCCTTTGCCTTTTTTCTTTTTCTCCCTAGGCATTTTAACCTTTTAGATTTTTTACATCTTTAGTATTAGTAGTAAATGATTCACCTTGTGTATACTCAACATCTGATACAGCTTCGATTGGTCCTTTTGTCTGAGGTCCAGTTCTTGCTTTACCATAACCTTGTCCAGTTGGTCTACCTACAATATCATTTAAATCATATTTCTTGATGGTTCTACCTTGCCCACCTTCTATAATTGTTTTACCTATAAACTGTCCCATTACTTTCCTCCTTTATCATAAAAAGATTGTATAAATTTATTACCATCAGAAAAGTCTTTAGTGCTGCCACCATATAGTTGATATGTCATACCTCCACCTTTTCTTTTCATAACTTTACCACCTTGTTTTTTAAATCCCATTTTATTTCTTACTGGTGTAGGTAATTGAGATAAACCTTTACCTTTATTTCCTTCAGGTATGTCTTTTAAATTTTTCATTTTATTGCCTCTTGTTACTTGTAAATTTATATTACTTCTATTAATAGCCATTAGTCTGCATTCTTAATAACTGGTGTTGGTCCACCTAAAGGATTAGCAGGACTTTGCATATCATCTCTTCTAGTTCTTCTAGCTTGATTTCTCAATGCATTAATAGAACCTTGAAACTTTTGTTCCATAGTTGGAACTAAAGAATAGTTTTTCATAAATATCATTGACTCTACCATACATGCATCAAACAAAGCATTGTAACAAAACTCACTAAAATAGTTTGATGTGGTAGCACTTGTGTCTGTTGCACTTGCTAGTGCTAAAGGTCTTTTTGTAACTTGTATCTCACCAGTCAAAGCTGAAGCTGGTGTAGGTACAACATAAATCTCTGTATTGTTTTTCCTTGCGTAGTATCTTGGTATTCCTGTTGATGTACTAGCATGTGGAAAATAATCTATTGCATATTCGTAAGGTCTTTGTAAAAGTGTTGTTATATTAGATGAAGCACTTGTTTTATAATTTACATTACGAACAACTAATGTTCCCTCAGGAACAGTAACGATTGGGTCTCCTGCAGTAAAAGTAAAGGTAGAATAATTATCTAAACCAGAGTCATCTAGTTCTTTCATTAATCTACTCTCTGCTCTTTCTACAATATTAGGTATCTGACTTTCATATTCAGAAGAATCATTTTCAGTAGTATTAATTAAATCTGTTTTTAAAAATGAAAATGAAGGCATTGATTATCCTACTATTAAAGTTACACCACCTGCATTAGGTGTAGAAACACTAACTGTGCCTTTACATCTAATACCTAATTCTCCTATATAAATATCTGCTTGACCACTTGCTGGAACTTGAAACTTAATTTTACTTCCTTTAGAGTCTTCAATATCAAATGTGCCTGCTATAGTAGAATACGCATGTATTGCTAAAATACGTGTATCTCCTTCTGTAGTTACTATAACTCCAGTACCTGATTTAAATTTTGATGTAATATTTGTTGACATATTAATTCCTTGATATTAGTATAGGAAGGCAGAGTAACTCATACCTTCCCATAATTTGTATTAGACTCCTGGGTTTCCGAAGTACCCTCTCCAATCAGATACACCAAAAGAATATCTTTCTCTTGCTTTAAATCTGATGTTTCCGGTATCGAAATCAGGTTCCATTTTAGTTTGTAAAGGTGTTCTAACGAACATTTTATTACCATTAGGTACGTCAGTTTTAATGAAATACGCATCTGGGTCATTAAATCTTCTGTTCACAAAGAAACCATTAGGCACCATGCCCATGTTTCTTAAACTGTTGATGTCATTGTCTGCACTTCCAGTTGTACCTGGGGTGTTTAAAATTACATCAGCAACGAAGATTAAATCGTTAGGTATATGCAGTGAAACTGCTCCTGCTCCTATCAAAATGCCTCTATCATCTTTAGTTTTTTGAATCTGTATTAAAGATGTTTCAAGTACAGTTTGTGATAAGTCAGCATTTGTACCATTGTTTGCGTAGTTGCTCTGACCACCACCTATTACTACAGGGTGAGCTGTACTAATGAATGCTTGTCCATCACCAATAGCAGAAGCACCAGCAGTAAAAGCATTGTTGAAAACTTCAGCAGCTTTCTGTTGCTTTGTATTTGCCATTGCTCTAGCTAAACCTTTTGCTCTTAACTTTGAAAAAGTGTCATAGAGGTTATCCTCCATTGCTTCTTCAGTAATAGCAAAAGCTAGTGCGACAGTTTCATTGTTATATCTTGCGACATAACTTTCACTCGCATTGTCAAAAGTGACAGCAGCACCTTCTAGTTTAGTTGGTGCAGTACCAAATCCTGTGAAGAGTACTTCCTCTTCAAAAGACCTGTCTGAGTTCTCTATATCATATAGAGGCTCGTGTTCGTTATTAACTTCTCCATACTCCATTCCAAAGACTGCATTCAATCCAGGAAGGAGTTCTTTGCTAATACTAGCTCTGTTTATTGCCATATTATATTTCCTTTCCTAGTTATTATACAGATGTTGAAACTTGAGCTTTCACAAAATTACTTCTGTGTCCACTTAAGTATACTTCAACGATTGGATATTGGTCAGTGTCAGTTACGTTTCCGTTGACAGAATCGCCATCAATGTCTTTTCTACCAACAATTCTTGCATGTGCACCTATTTCAACAGCAACTCCAACTGGAGCTCCTACTAATCTATAGTTAGATTGACCAGTAATTCTGCTACCAGCATCTGCTGCTGATACAGTTGCAGTATAACTGTTTACGATACCAATCTCGCCGTCTGATAAAGTAGAATCTGCTTGTACAAAATAAGTTTGTGCAGGGTCTGTAATGACATGAAGTTTAACATCAGTAACACATGTTCCACCAGGGAAATATCTAGAAAATTTTGGTTCTCCATTTTCTACATATTGACATCCTTGGAAAACACCAGAAGGCTTCAATGAAGTTGAAGCTAAAGGTGTAATAGTTCCAGCAGTATCAATAACAATCAAATCTCCAGCATAAATATCATTTGGAAGAAGTGATACGATACCAATAGCTGAATTTGAAACAGGTTGTACTATCTGTCCATAACCTTCAGTGTTTGGCTGACCATCTCTTTTTCGAGCAGGGAGAAAACCAAATGGATTAAGACTTGTAGCCATAATAATTCTCCTAAGAAAAAAAGGGTTAAAAAATTAGTCCTGAAATTTAGGTGCTCTTCCCTTCGTTACAGAACTCTTACTTGTATTACTTACAGGTAAAGGATTCTGTTTATCGCCCATTAATTGATAATTAACAGCATTCATCATTTCCTTTGACTTGTTTAAGTAATGTTCTTTTTTCGCTTCCAGTTTAAACGTAGGTATTTTACCTAACGCTAAGTCTCCACGACAGACTACTCCTGTATAGCGACCTTCCTTCCTCACGACAGAAGTTGCTCCCATCTCCGGTACCTCCTCTGGAGTTACAAACTCCCAGCCTTGTTGTTGTTTCCTACCGATATTTTGATAATCTTCTTTATCTTTTAAATCAATACGAAGCCAGCCCAAGGTCATGCCTGAATTTTTGAACTTCTCTTCAACCTCTTTTGGTATTTGAGTTTGATTAGGTTCTTCAAATACATACTCTGTTTGTGCTCTTTCGTTAGTTTCCCTTGCTTGAGAACTACGTGTGTTTGTTCGTGTCATTATTTACCTCCACGTTGCATATTTATTGTTGTATAGTCACCTTCAGACTTAGTTACCTTCATCTTTTCGGCAGCATACTGTTCAAGTGGTATTCCCCATTTGTTAGCTAATCTCACATCTTCTTGTGATAATTTAACTTTCTTTGGGTTTGGAGAGGAACGTGACCCTCCAGCAACTACTTGAGATGGTGATGACGAACCATCATTTCGTTCTGTTGTAGCAGGCTGTTCCTTAAATTTATTTGGAAAAGCTGCTTGCATTCTTTTATCAATCTCATCATAAAAATCTTCATCAGTAGGACTATATCCTTCATTTTTTAATTCAGCATCTATTGCTAAAGCTGATGCAGTCATGATGTTATCTTTACCAAACCACTCATTATTTGCTTGCCAATTTACAGCTCTTGGGTCTGGTTGAGTAGTTTGTTGTTGTTGTACTGGTTGTTGTTGAACTTGTTCTTTTTGTTCTGGCTGCTCAGTAAATTTACTTTTTGTTACTGCAACATTTTTTAAATCTGTTTGTGCTTCATTTAATGCTTCTTGAGCTTTTAATAATTTTTCTTTATCTTGTGCCTCAAAAGCATCAGCATATGCACTTCTTGCTAAATCTAATTTATCTTTTAATTGTTTTTCTGTTGCATCTAAGTTTAATCTACTGACTTTATTAAACTCGTTTTCTTTTGTGCTATATGAATTTTTTAGTTTTTCATTTTGTTGAATGAGTTGAGCTATCTGTTCATCTCGTTCTTTTCTTTGACGTATTAATTGTCTAATTCTTTTTTCTGCACCTTTAGTTTGAATACCATCTAGTTCTTCAGGCTTTTCTTCTTTTGGTGCCTCTTTTGTTTCTTGAACCGGCTCAGGTTTTGCCTCAACTTTTTCTGGTTCTTTTTCTACTTCGTATTCTACTTTTTCTTCTTTCTTTTGAGATGTATCTATCTCACTCCAATTGTCTTCCATATTATCCTCCGTTGTGTACGAAACAAACGCATTACGTACTTCTTATTATTATTATATCACATTTTACTAGAAAATGCAAGTATTATTTACATTTTTGTTAAATTAAATGTAGGGTCTAAATGTGTTGGGTCTTCTACTTTCATTATTACTTGGTCATCAAATAATAATAATAGTTTAACACCTTTATAAAATAGCTTTTGTCCGGCATGTTTTCCATAACAAATGTAATCATCTACCTTACACCAAGCTCCATTTGGAAACTTATCTATATCTTGATAGGCTAAATCTCCTACTTTTATTACTCTACCAACTGTAGTTAAATAAGACATATCATCTTTAACTGCATCTGGTAATAATATACCACCTTTAGTTTTTTCTTTGACACTTATTGGTCTAACTAAAACATGATATCCTGGTAGTTCTGGTAATATATCTGGGTCTATTTTATCATCATCAGATATCCATGAACTGTTCTTCATTGCTTTTCCTAAAGCGACTTGTTGCATTAATCATCCTCCATTGTTTTCTTTAATACATTTTTTAATGTTTGTTTAGCCCATTCTATACTTGCGATAGAACCAACTAATTGCCTATAATGAGGATAGTCTTCAGCAGAACCATTTCCTAATGTTTCTTTTAACTGAGATAGTTCCTCATCATAGGCTTTTAATACTTTATCAAATATTTCCACTATAGTTCAGCACACGCATAACAGTTAATTTCTAGTCCTACTTGTACTTCTTTTATAATTGGTTTATTCCACATATTTTACTCCTTATTTATTATCACTGGTCTGCAAAAGCAGGTGCAGTTAGTCCTGTTACATTTCCAAATACTTGATAGTTTGTACCATCTAAACCTAAGAAAGTAACTTCAAAAGCTCCAGGTACATTTAATTGTAAACTACTATTTGAACTTCCATTTGGATATACAACAACATTATCAGCATTAGTATCTAAATGTGTAATGTTACCTTTGTAAAAATTAGAGTTTCCTGGTGTTATAAATATTGCATCAGTTGCATCAGCAGCACCACCACCATAAATAAATTTATAAAAAACTCCTGCTTCTGGAGCTGGTAGTGTGTATGTATTATCTTGTCCACCATCTGGAACAATATTTATTCTACCACCATGAGTTGCCTTTGTAATTGTAATATTACCATCAGCTAATTCCACAGGTGTTGCTACTACTCCAGCACTACCATAAGTAAAATCTGTTGTGATAACACCAGTAGAGGAATTTTCTGTGATAGCATTAAAGCCATCTTCAGACCTCACTGGTCCTTTAAAAGTTGTGTTTGCCATTTTCTTCTCCTTGAATAATCTACTGTCTTGGCGAGTCTGCTAGGTCAGTCAGTAGAAGTTAATAAACCCTAGAAAACTATTTATCTATATCTTTGATTAATTTTAATGCTTCTGAATCTTCTTTTTGTTCTACATCTACTTGTTTCTTTGCAGAATCAAAAAGCATCTTTTGTTGTTCTAATTGTATCTTTTCTTCTTCAATAGCTAGTTTAGTCATAACATCTAATTGTTTCAATGCCTCTCTACTTGTTCTATCATCTACAGCTTTTTGTGCTTTAAGAGATGTGCTTACACCTTTTTGTTGTGCATCTATTACTTGTGCTTGACGTTTAATATCTAACTCTTGTGCTTCTATTGCTATCTTAGCATTTTCTTTAGCAGCATCTAGTTTTAGTTTTTCTTTTTCTAATTCTACTTTAGCTTGTTCTAATGCTACTAACTGTTGCTCTGGTGTCATTTGTTTACCCATTGCAATATTTGCATTTAATACATCTTGAGCTGCAGCAGCCATTACAGCTTCTATATTTGTAGGTGTTCTAGGCTGTTGTGGCATTTGCTCCATCATAACTTGTGTTGTGCCATTAATTTGTTCTTGATACTTCATTAATGTATGTTCTTGTATATTAGCTTCTAGTATTGGTTTTACTCTTGCCATAATAGGATTAGCACCATTCATAGGGTCAGATAAATAAGACATCTTTACCTGAATATGTGCATCATGATTTTGTCCTGCAAAAGCAGCTATTGGTAAACCTTTAGTTGCAGCAGCTATATCAGATACTGGGTCTAAAGGTTGTGGTCTTGGTGCTGTAGGTAATATCTCTTCTATGTTTGGCATATTAGCAGCATTTAATATTGTTCTATTTAATGCCTCTAAATTAAACATTCCTGGTGGTGATTGTTGTGCCATTTGTAATGCCATATTTGCTAACATCATTCTATGTGCATTACTTGGTATATTAGGGTCACTTACAGGAATAACATCTACTGCACCATCAAAATCTTTTCTAAATATTTCTCTGCTTGCATTAGGAACATCATAAGGATATTCATTAGGTAGATAATCATAATCTATCTCTGCAATAATTTTAAATTCATCTCTTTGTGATTTATGTAATCGTTTATGGATACCAGAAAAGAATTTACTAGAGGCTTCTAATAAAGCCATAGTAGTTCCTACTGGTCCATAGGAGGCAGCATCAGAAACTATTTGTTCTGTGCTGTCTGCAAACTTCTGACCTGCAGCAGTTACAAATCCAAGCATGTTGTATAGCACTGAGGAAGGCTCTTTATATGGGAGAGGAACAATCGCCTTTTGTAAATCTATACCAGTTGCTTCGACCTCCTTGAACTCACCAGGAGCAATAGGTTCGTTGTCGCCCACCATTCTTACTCCTTTTGCCTTAAACCCTCCTGGTAAATTAGCAAACTGCCCAGCATCTACAAGACTCCTCATTGCTGCAGTCGCTGTTAAGGTTAAATTACCTAGGAAATGTATAAGACCTAACCCATAGAAACTAAATCCTGGAACAAATTTGTAGTGGACAAAATGCATCCTTTTTTCTTTATTTGTATCACCGGCTCTATAGTTTCTACGAATACTTAATATTTGGCGAGACTCCTGTTCTACAGTTACAATGTAAGGAGCAAACTCACCTTCTTCACATTCTGGGTCAGGAATGTCAAGATGTAAATGTTGTTCTAATAATACATATTGTGGGTCACTGTCAGCAGTTGGTGAGATACCCATAATAGTATTTAATTTTTCTGAAAGATTTGTTTGAGAAGGATTAGATGCGTCAGGTAAATCTACATCTGAATACACTCCTGACTCAATATCTCTTTTCATATCTACTGGATTACGATAAATGATATGTGTGTATCTATCTGCCTTTCTTAAATTAGAGGCATAGTATGATACATAAAATTGGTCAATAGGTACAAACTCTGAAACAGGTCTTTCTAATCCAGCATCATAATAAACTTTTTTAATAGCAGAACCTATTAGAGGTAGATGAAATAACATTCTTTCAAACTCATCAAAGTATTCTGGCATTTGTTCAGTCAACTGATAGTTCATAAAGTTTTGAACTCTGTTTGCCTGCTCTTGTTTATTTACAGATTGATTACCTAGTATCTGTGCCTTTACAGGACCACCTACAGGAAATAATTCTTGTGATGCTTTTGATTGAAACTTTACAGCAGATTCAATTAATAAAGGATGCACTGCAGTACAAGCACCTTCAAAAGGTTCTGTTGTATCTTCTAGTTTTAATCCTAGTAAATCAAAACCTCTTTCAAACATAGAGTCCCATTCTCCTCTAGAATCTCTATCAGCTTGAAAGTTATCTATTACTGTACTTGCAACATCATTTAATACTTCATCATCTAGTGTCTCTGCAAGATTAGAATAATATTCTTTTGCTGTTACTTCTTCTTCTATATTATCTTCACCAAAGTTTACTGTAACTCCACCATCTGTATCTACTTCAAAAGATACATTCTCATCTGCTGGTGCTGTAGCATTTATAGATACTACATTTGTTGTTTCTTCTTTTTGTTCAAATGGATTTTTTTCTACTGCCATTATGTCCTCTCCTCAATGTAACCACCGGTTTTAAATTTAACCACTCCTTTTTCTAAAATTTCTTTTCTCATTTCTGGTGTAATTTTTAATCTATATGCTTCTGCTTTATCTCCTCTTACAACTCCACCAGATTCTACATTACTTACTTTATCACCATCTACTCTTGTTTTATCTACAGTTGTATTATATCTTTTTGCCAAATCATCTAGATAAGATTTATACTTAGTATCATATTGTACACCTACTCTTGTTGCAGGATTTATTGTAAACATTCTTTTTACTTTTTCCATTTCATCTTTTAACATTAATTTTTGTTCTGCATCTGTAAATGTTCCTTTATAAGCTAAGTCCTCTACTTTTGTTCTTGCGTTAAAAATTGAATTTACATAACTTCTTGCAATAGCACCTGCCTTAATATTCTTATTATTTGTTATTTCTTTTCCTAGTTCATTTGTATTTCTAAAAGCATCTCTTGATTTAATTTTTAAAAATTTATCTATATTTTTTTTAACATAATCTAAACTTTCTAATATATCTTTAGATTCTTCAAATGTTCTACCTGGAGATGAAGAGTATCTATTATATTGTACTTTTCCAGTTGTCATACTAATACTATCTAAACCT